ACTAAGGCTTTTGTAGTTATTATTGTTTACATTGTTTATCTAATACCAAAGTGTTGAAACACAATTTTATACTTATAAACAATCTTTGTTTATCTTTGTTTACCTTTGTTTATCTTTGCCCGCCATCTAATCAGATTATACTGCACGCCTATACCGATGTACGGGGTGAAACCACCTATGCCGTAGCCTACGCCACAATGGATGCCAATGCCCCACCGTTTGTCGTCTTGCACTTTTATTGTGTTGGTAACGGTTCTATATTCTGTACGCGGGTAGACTTGGATTGAGTCAAGATTGGGTTCGTATCCGCTGACCCATGCCTTATAGGTAGAATCTTTGTATGTTTTCTGCGTTATTGGTATCTCTACCTCTACTGAATCTTTGGTAGGGGGGTTATCTTCCATATCATCTGACTCAAGGAAGTTGTTTTCTTTGACTTCTACCCTAACCATTTTGTACCTAACCACTACTGAGTCCACAGCTACTGGCTGTCGGTATGTGACGGTATCATACTTTACTAATGTAACTGTATCTGTGATTATGTCGCGCACCTGCATCTGCTCGTTGTCGCAGCCACGCACAGACCACCCGAGGCAGAAAGCGATAAAGCATAATGCGCATGTAATATAAATTGTATTCCTCATAATTTCCAATGGTTATAAATAGCAGTGGCCGAAGAAAAATCTACATCAGGAGCTATTTTTGTGTACTTTTGATCTCCTTTCTCTTCGGACCACTGCCTACTAATTTATTTCTGATTTTCTTTTGGCTTGTCTTCTATGCTCTCTTCAATAGCGGATATTCTAAAAATCTTAGATACGAATTTCCATGTATTGAATTTTTTGTTCAGCCCTTTGTATTCAAAGTAATTATCGAATATACTTGATATTTCGACTGAGCATATCACCAACATAACTATAGCAACTACAACAGGGATGTCTAAAATCTTCCCAAAGGAGCTACCGAGCACCCATGCGATCGAAATCCAACATATATAGTCTACCATCTTATTTATGGTTCTACGCACAGCGCGTGAGCCTCGTATCTTTTCTCCCCGGACTTTAGAAGCCATTAAGCCAAATCTCAAATCAGCTACAATGAGAACAGCCGCTACTATCAGCCATACTATTAGGCTCTCCCAGCCTTCCATGAATGACGAAAATACCGTAGCGGTAGCGCCTGATATAACATTTCTTTCGTGCATCTTTACGTGAAGTTTTTCCAGTTAATATCATAAGCGGTTCCTATCGCGTCTGCAGTCCATCTGCAGAATACCATCCCTTTATACCCGTCTGGGTCCGTCGCACTCTTATAGGCGGCTTTAAGGCAAGAAGCCTCATCTTTCAGTGGATCGGGATACAAGTCAGCGTAATACATGTTGGCAAGGTACGTGACATCGCCAAGAGTGGCCTCTGTTTTTGTGTGTGCGGGTAGTATCAATCCGAGACTATCCATTGCCTTTTTGACTTGCGCAGCGGTCCATGTATGCTCTTCGCCACTCATGTTTATCATCTTTTTACTCACGTGCTCGGCCAAGGCTTCTGTGAAGTGGTAGCCGTGTTTCTGCACGTACATCTCGAACTCGTCCGACATAAGGTCTGTGGCTTCATTTTCATAAGGAAGTCTATAGTCTTTTCGGTGTTCCTGCTCTTCATGGTCGTCGTGCCCGTGGTGGCGCTTTATAATGACCATCTTTAGTTTCTTTCCCATAGTTGATTAGCTTTCAAATTTCTTGATAAAGTCTTGCATCATTTTTTGCTGGCCTAACATAAGGTCTTTCATTTCTGAAATGGAACCCTCGATTTGGCCAAAGCGTTTCTCAGTTTCTTGCTTTTCACGGTAAGTAGAATCGAGTTTAGCAAGCAGACCTGGAGTTACCTCTTTTACTTTTCTTTGATAGGGCTCTGCAGCAAAATACTGTTCTGCCATATTTTGCATAGATTTTACTTCGCCCACCAAGCCTTGCTCTGTGGTAGATAATACTAGGTTTCCTGCATACGAGACTGAGAGATTTTCAGGAATTACAAACGGCGTAGTTTTGCCGTTCATCTCAACTACAACGTCAATTACCATTTCTGATTTACCCGTTTTGGGGTTCATCTCAATTCTTGAAAATCCTACATCGACAGCTTTTCCGTGAGTAACTGTTAATTCCTGCTTGTCGAGCACATACACAGGGTAATTCTGTTTAATATCTTTGAATACCATAGCTTTACTTTTTTTGAGAATTAAGTTTGTAGGGGGTACCTAAGATGGCGAACCTCTCGGGTACCCCACGGATAATTAAGCGGCAGGAACAATAGTTATTGTTACCGAGTCGTTAATTGAGTACGCTTGAGCGCGTCCACATGTAACACAAGAGCCGCCTTGCACTCTGCCCACAGAGGTAACTGTTACCGAAGTAGGCAGGGCTGTTTGACCTTGGAAAGCAACATAGAATTGCTCTGTGAATAACTGCGTCTTGGCTTTGCATCCACCACCAGTCACGACCGTAATTCTAGCCGTAACAGGAACAAAAACAGTTGTACCGTTAAGAACAGGTGTACCCGTTGTGTACTGCAGTGTCGCTAACGGCTGAATACTAGAATCAATGCAAAAGGGATGACACAGCTTTTCTCGATACGTTACCAATAGAGATAACTGGTTTGCCACTGGCACAGCGGCCAAACCTACGGGAGATAGCCTTACCATAATGCACTAATTTTTAGAAACCACAGTTGCTATCACATTCGCAGTCTCTGCCCAATCGGCTAAGCAAGAGGCGGTTTTGACGTTCTTGTGAGAGCTGGAACTTAAGGTCTTGAATTTGTTGTGCTTGTTCGTCCTTCCAATGACTATTCAGCGTATCAATGATGCGTTGAGTATTGTCTTGGCTAGCACGGATAATATCACACTTGTCTTGCTGAGCTTGGAAAGCTACAGAAGAGAAACCGCGTTCAAGACCCGTGTTAGTACGGTCAAAGCCTGCTTGTGTTGCAAACATTTGGTCCTTTTGAGCCAATTGGTTCTGATAACCTTGTTCAAGAATCAACTTCTGAGTTGTGCAGCAGCAGTCCTTGAGAGCATGGATAATGTTGCAGTCACCGAGGTTAGCAGCATTGATAACACGTTCAGCAGAGAAGCCAACTTGACCTCCAACTTCACGAACGGCTGCTTGTACGTCGCAGCAACATTTCTGCAAAGTGTTGAAATCAACATTGAGGTTCTGTGCCAATTGGCTCAACGCAAAGTCATTGCGATTGAAACCATCGCCAAGAGCACTCATAATCAATGAGCTGTTTTGGTTGTCCTGCATTTGTGTGCGAATAGCTTCAAGGGCAGGATTTGTACCGTCGTTGCCAAAACCGCCGTTGCGAGTGAACGCAAGGAACATGAGATACGCAAAAGGATTGTTCATCCAGTTGTTGTAATCGCCATTATTACGATTTGACATAATAGCAGCAGTGAGAGCGCTGTCGTCTCGGTCGCCGCAGTAGATTTTTTCAATTGTATCAGCCATAGTTGTGATAAATTAAAAAGTTAATAATAAAAATTAGCTCACGTATATATTTTCTGCAGAAATATATTCTTTTATTTGTTGTCCGCGTATGCTACCAAAGCGTCTACATGGTACTTCACGATTTTACTCTTACCTTCTTCACTGAGGATGATAGCCGCGTCAGATTTATTATCCATGAATAGGTTTTCAGTAAGAACAGCCGGACAATTAGTGTCCCTGCAAATCGCTAAGTTTTGTGTGATATACCCTTCTGTGGGAACATATCTGTTTCCTTTTAGACCGTTTTCGATGGCCTCGTCCCAAATCAATTTAGCGAGCTTCTTAGAATTGTCCGACGCATTTTTGCTAACGTGTACAGAGACACCTGTGGCCTTGTGCCACTCCCCGTCACCACCTGCTGCATTGAGGTGAACACTCACAAGAACGCAATTCTTTGTACCATACTTGGCACAATAAGCATTCGCTCTTCTAACTCGCTCCTTCAAAGAAATGTCTGTGTCTTCGGGAACTAATTTAATAACAGTGTATCCTATTGTGTCGAGTTTCTCGTAAATCATATCTACGATTGTTCGGGTCTCCTTCCACTCTAACACTTTTTTATCTGGGGACCATTTTCCACGAGTGTTTACCCCGTGACCATTATCCAATAAAATAATCATACCAATAATGTTAAAAGTCCACCAATTACACCACCTAATGTAGTCATGCCGAAATCAATCCAATCCCATTCGCCACCATGGGCTTCATCCTTGTACTCAAGTGCCAAACCCACGGCACAAGCCGCATAAATTCCTGCCCACCAGTTAAGGGGCAAAAAACCTACGCATAAGCCACCAACAAGGTGTTTCCATCTGTTGCTCTTTGCGAGCCAATTCCATATCTTTTTCATAATACTTTGTATTCAATCATTGTTTTTGTAAATAAATTAATTGGTTAAACATTATCTTCTTATCTGTCGATTTATCTAATGCCAAGTGCCTTGCAGTCAGCATCCACCTGCGCTTTGACTGCGTTGCGCTCTGTGAGGAATGCTTTGTAAGCTGCCACCTTTGCGAGTGCCGTGTCTTCGTCATACACCCCCAATTGCGCTGCGTTATACTCGTTGATGAGTTTCTGCTCATAGTCGCTGCTCCATAGTTCATTGATGACTGCTTGCGTAATTTTGTTGCTTGTCAGAGGCATCCACACCGACACCTCTTGACATTGCCATTGCGTGATGATGGTTTCATCTATTTGCAGTTCCACCTCTTTGATGTCCCAATGGTAGAGGAAACTACCATTTCCTACATTTTCTAATATAAGTGGTTTTTTGTCATAAAATGCTTTCATAATAATTATCTTTAATTATTGTTTTTAATAAATGTTTACTTTTGCTGTGTTTAGCCCAACCTAGCCAAGGGCATATTATCTGCTTATACTCTTTAGGGGGTAATTCCTTTTTATTAATCTTTTTGACTTTGTTACAAAAATTATATTTAATACTCTTTCTTAGAGCTTTTTGGTTTTTGTAAAAAACATATCCAACATAATCTAAACCTCTGCCATACTTATCATATTTATTTTTAGCAATTGGAAATATCTGGTAATTATGCTTTATTTTCAATTTTAATGTTTTTAGATATTCTTCTATTTTAGTAGTAGATTTAATTAAGTTTTCTTTACTACTACTAAAAAAACAAATGTCATCAGCATATTCTGTAGCATCTAATTTTAACTCTTCATTTATAAAATGCATAAAATAAGTTAAATATAAATTAGCAAAAAATTGAGATAAATAATTTCCAATAGGTATACCCTCTGCGCTGTCTATTATTTCATCTAGAAGCC